ACTTGATCGCTGATCCGGGTGTCGCGGGAGCGATCCGTGATCTGCGTCATCGAGGTTGCGTCGAGTTGGTTGTAGGACTTCTCTTTTCCTTCGATGGAATCGAGGGTCACATATTCTTTCAGCTTGGAATTTTTCTGCTGAACGAGGTGTTTCCAGTTGCTATCGAACTGGGTGGTGTAGTGGTTGGGGATGTTCGTCAGAACTCCGTTTAGATCGGGCATTTTGTCTCCTTTGGTTTGTGGTGAGTTGGTATCAGTCGAAACTGATGTTTTGTTGCTCCCTTCGCTTCCGAGTGTCCCGTGTGGGGTCTTCGACGGCGGGTATTAGGGAGCAGGCTCACAAAGGAGGTGTCTGCTCTGACGAAGGTGACATTACCGCCGATGCGGTATCAGTCAAAACTTTTTTTCAAAAAAATAGCAGGGCCGGGAGTCGAACCCGGAATTCCAGATTATGAATCTGGTGAGATACCATTTCTCCACCCTGCAAATCTTCAGCCCTGCTTGAGCAGGGAGGTGACGAGCGCAGCGGCTTCGCGGTCGCCTTCCATGTAGCGTTTGTGCCAAGTGTTGTCGGGATTCGACATGATGTCCTTGGCGCGTGCTGCGCCGGTCATAAACTCCGTGCCACCCATCGAGCGCCCGACCTTGTCCTCGCTCATCATTTGCGCCATGCGAACAAAGCCACGCACGACCTCCGGGTCGCTGAACCCATGGGAATTCGCATCCACGCCAGCGAGCTTCGCGGCCTGCTTGGCGAGTCCGATGTTCTTTCCGAAATCATTCCCCCACTCTTTTTGAAGCGTCTGCACAGCCTCGGTGCGTTGCTTCTCAAAGGTGGCTTGGATCGCCTCCATCTTGAACATTTCGGTCTTTGCGTGCTGGGCGACGAGTTCCTTCATGGCCGAGGGCGGGATGCCGTGCTTGTGGGCGATCTCGGCATACGGCTTCGCCATGTCGTCGCTCCATGTCATGCCTTCCGGGAGGGAGTCCGGAGCAAACTTGTATTCCTCCAGAGAGTCCGGCACGCCCATGGCGCGGCGGAAGGCGGCGACCTCTTCGGGCGAGGATTTCTCGTTTGGGACGCCGAGCTTTTTCCCGATGAGTGCATTCGCATTCGCGAGCGCCTTCGCCATGTCGGGAACGCTTTTGTATTTGGAGAGCGTGTCCTTGTAGTCCTTCGCATCATCTGGCAGGGCATCGAGCCACTTGTCGCCAAATGTGCCGTCCGGGTTCACCCAGCCGGTCGAGGGAGTTGAGGGTTGCGTGGTTTCCGCAGCGGGCTGCGCCTGTGCATCTGGAGATGCGCTTGTGTTATCGGCTGCGGCGAGAATCGAGGTCTCGCCGGAGGTGTCGATGGTGTCTTCCATAAATGGTATCAGTCAAAACTGCGCGTCAGTTTTGATGCGGGTGGTATCCGAGATGGGTCGAGCGACCGGCGTAGGTCTTTTGGAATTCTTCCGGCGCGTAATCGCGGAGCCACTCGACGAGTTCGATGGTTTTGTCGCCCAGCATGGGGTCCATTTCGGGGCGCGGCGGGATGTCTTGTTTGGGTTTGGGTTTGCTCATTTTTTGACCTTTCGTTTGGGAGTCTCGATGTCGCCGTCCGCGATGACCGGCCTGCGGAGAATTGATTCGATGTGGAGGATCACGCCGCGCTGGCCGTCCCGGAGAGCGGCGACCACGGGATTGAAATCGTAACCAGGCAGGAAGACCTGTGAGTCGGTGGCAAACTGCGTCTTGAGATCGGCGATGACTGCTGCGCCTTCCTTGGACCCGAAAACACGGTGGTAGGCGTTCGTGATCTTCTGGCGCTCGCGTTCGCGCCGGAGGGCTGAGGCTTTGTCTTCGGGAGCCATCATGCAGTCATGCCGGGGAGCATCTGGGCGAGCGCGGAATCCTGCCGCACGCTGCCAGCCTTTCCGAGGGCGCTTGCTGCCCGCTCCATCTGCTCGGCCTGCATCTGCTGCTGGGCGGCTTGGGCGCGTTGAGCGCGGGTCTGTGCGACCATGTCCTCATCGAGTAGCCAGCGGGCGGGCAAGCCATCGTTGCGAGCCATGTCGCGGGTGATCTCATCGAAATCGTAGTTGTCGAGCATCTCCGGCTTGATCTGCGCGTAGGGCAGTAGCATCTCGGTCGTGCGGATGAATGCGGCGTTTTCAAGGGATTTGATCGCGAGGGCGATTCGGGAGTTGTAGGCAACATCCGGCTCCGGGATGACGCCGATCATCTGGAGCGCCTGCGGAGGTGGTGGAAACTTGCCAGCGCGGGCCAAGATCGCAAAGACCCGGCGCAGGAGCGGATTGAATAGCTCGGTCGTGAGGCGGGCAAAGGTCGGGGAGAATTGGATGAGCTTTTCGCTGGCGCGTTCGGCGACTTCGCGGGCGGTCATCTGCTTTTGGAGTTGGGCGAACATCTGGAAGAGGTCCACATGGAAGGCTTGATCAATCGCCTTGCGCTTGTGTTCTGCACGCTCAACGCCGATGTCGTAGCGCCCGCCGGTTCCCCACTCCTTCGGCGTAGCCTGCGGATTATTCGGGTCGAAGTAGGTCACGCCACCGGCGCGGAGGTCGATGTCTCCATCGAACCCGGCTGGGATGAGGATGCGGGGGAACGCATGAATCTCGGCGAGTGAGTCGAGTTGCTTTTCGAGAAAATTAAGCTGCTTGCACTCCGGCAGCGCGGTCCACGATGGCGAGTAGCCGTAGCACTCGGAGTTCTTCCACTTGAGGTAGCGGGTCACGAAGAACGGCTGCTCATCGAACCCGGAAGCGAGGAAGACATGCTTGGATGTCTTGTCCACATAGACCGAGGCGTAGGGCTTGTTCTCGGCGTCTCGCTTGCCCATTTCGATTTCACCCGGACCACGGGGAGCGATGAGATGAACGCAGGCAAACTTGCGGTTGGAGTTGGGTTTCTCCAGTTCCTTCCGCATGGCCTCAGTGATATTCTCGACTCCGAACTTGAGCGCGGCCTGCCGTGCGGTCATCTCATACTCGCGGGAGAGCGTGTCTACATAGCCTTCGTCGTCTTCCGAGATCGCGAAGCTGCCGAGGTCGAGCTTGGTGAAGTTGAGGGAATTGTTCTTCCCCTGCTCGACCAGAATTGCCGCCGTGCCGAATGCGCCCCGGTCGAGATAGAGTTCGTGGATTTCCGTGTAGAAATTACTGCGAGAGAGTTCGGCCTGCATGACCTCGGTGCAGCGTTTGAACCATTGCTCAATCTCGTCCTCGCTTTCCATCGCCTTCGGAGGCTCCAGACTGAACCAGCGGCTTTCGAGTGGGGTCATCCAACTGAGTTGGCCATTGGCCAGAATCATGTTCGCCCGCACCGCAGTGGCGTCGAAGAGTTGCGCCTCGTCGTCGGTGGTGGGCGATGTCGTCTGCGTGAACATCGTCGCCTTCCGGGGCATCACATACTTCGCGATGTCCTCCCAGAGCGACTCCCATGTCGCTCGCTGATGAACCATCTCAGCGTGGCGCTGGAGAACCTTGTCGGCGAGTTCGGGATTCTTTCCGGTCATTTGGTATCAGTCAAAACAACATCAACCAAGGGTCGAGTAGCCGGTCGTCATCGGAGCCTGTCCGGATTCGCCTGCGAGGATCGACTTGCGGAGTCCTTTGCGGCGTGCGGCCTCGGCGGCAATATCGGCCTGTGGGTTGCCGGGGTCAACCTGCGCTGCGGGCGCGGGTTTGTTCGCCTCCATCTGGCGCATCATTTCCTCCTGCGCCTTGCGCTGGGCTTCGGCCTGCTGGCGGGCGAGTTCCATTTGCTGCTGTTGGGCTGCGGCTTGCTGCGCGGCCTGCTGCTGCATCTGTTGCTGTTGCTGCTGCGCGGCTTGTTGCTCCTGCTTGCTTGGACCTTTGCGTCCACCTCCTCCAAACCATGCTAAACAAGTGGAGAGAATGGGATTTTCTTGGTGGTCAGTGAGTCGCATCGCGTATGGAGTTTCGAGGTTTCGTAAATCCGGAGCGGGCGGTCTCGCCGACTCCATGCGATGAATGGAAGTGTATACGGAGCGAAGTTGCAAGGATTATTTTGACTGATACCACAATATATGGTGATCAGCCAGCAGTTCTGACACAACCTGTGGTATGTGTGGGCGGAATCGCGCCAGTGTTCCTCCGGGTCGTGAATGTCCACCGGGCGGGCGAGCATGAAGAAGTCCTCGGTGTTGATGACGACTCCATTCCATGCGGTGAGTTCGACCTCCTCGGAAAAGGATCGCGGCTGCGGGTAGCGCCGGTAGAGGTCGAGGATTTGGAGTTCCAGTTCGCGTTTCACCGGCGCACCTTTCCGAATCCCCCACCCCGGAATCCTGCCATCACTCTGGTCGGTTCGTGACGCTCGGCCTTCCGAGGGATCGCAGAGCGGTCGATCACCATGCCGCGCTTGATAGCCTGGTGCGAGAGGGAGAACGCATCGGCGAAGTGCGATGACCAATCATGCACCGGCACATCCTTGATGGTGACACCATCGCGCTCCTCTTTGCTGTGGTAGGCGTCGAGCGCCTCGATGCCATCCGCGCATCCGGCCTCGTTGACATGAATGCGCGGGAACGCATCGTTCGCGAGGTTGATGCCATCCCATACCGAAATCTGCCGAGGGACGGGGATGACGCCGGTCAGCCCGCTGCGGCCCAGCGCCTCCTGCCAGAGTCCTCCGACCTCCGCTGCGGCGTCATGGGGAAGGAAGTGGCCACCGTAGCCGTATTGGCGCTCCTTGAGCCGTGCCGCCCAGTCCGCAGGCGTCTTGCACTCGTCGCTCCCGGAGAGAGATTCCAGATAGTTGATGCGGTCGCCGACCATCTGCCATATCCAGACCTTCTGGTTGAGCGGAGCGCCAACATCCCATGAGGTGTAGACCGGAAGCTCCTTGAACCAGAGAATGTCGTTGGTGATGCGTTTCTCAGCGCGGGCCTTTTCGAGGGACCGGACATAGATCGCGCCGGGTCGCCCGATGTTGAAGCTGCACTCGTATTCCTGTGCAAAGGCATTCTCGGTCGTGCCACGCCGGATGTCGGTGAGTTCTTCGGGCGGGATGATGCCGCTTTCGCTCGCCTTGAGCATGAGCGTGAACCAGTCGTTGTCCGCGCAGGCGCGGTTCCACATTCGCCAAAAAATGTTTCGTCCCTTGGGTGTTCCGACCCATGTTGCCCAGCCTTGGTAGTCGGTGAGCGTTGGGCGGATGACATTGTCCCACGCAGCCGGGTCGAGGTCAGCGGCCTCGTCCATGACCACGCCATCGAGGTAGATGCCGCGCAGGCGCTCGTAGGCTTCTCCAGAGTAGAGGCGGATCGTGGCCTCGTTGTGGAATGTGATCGCGAGATCGGCCTTGTTCACCACCACGCCGGGGATTTGCGAGGTGAACTGGACAAGGTATTTCCAAGCGATGTCCTTTGCCTGCTCGCGGGTGGGAGCCACATAGGCGTAACGGAGCGGTGGTCCGCTGCGACGATGCGAGAGCGCCTTGGCAATCAAGTCTTGGATGCAGACGAACGATTTCCCGGCACGCCGGTGCAGCACCATCACCGACCAGCGTTGCGTGCGGTGCAGGTAGCTTGCAAGTTGCGGGCGCGGGATGATGTCGATGTTAATGGCCACCGATGCGGATGTTGATGTCCATGGCCCCGGCGACCTCGATTTTTTCCGGCTCGTTCCATCCCATCGCCTTGGCCAGCATCTCGCCATACTTCGCGCAGGTCGCCGATTCGGGGGGCATTTCCATGAACCGCTCGCGGAGTGTTTCGAGGTAGGTCTCGCGTTTGTAGGTGAGTTTCGCCTCGGATTTGGCGCGGAGTTCATCCACTCGCTTGGCCACTTCAACATTTTTCAACAAGCGTTCACCTCCCTGTCCGGCTCCATTTTCGGAGTAACCGGCTTTGACATAGGCTTGCGTGATCGAAAGCCCGCTCGCGTAGGCTTGGCAAAACGCCTCTTGTTTCGGGTTGAGTTTCATGTGGTAATGGTATCAGTCAAAACTCGTCTTGACAAGATCGTCGTTCCCCCTTTTAAAATCCCCACAGCTTCGCGTGATTTCCACCTTGGTCATTTCTTCGGCTTTCGTTTTGACTTTGACTTGCCGGAAGATGATTTCGACCGTTTCCGGGTCGTCGTCAGCGATGAGCTTGGCGTAGCGCAGTTGGTCAATAAGTGGCTTACAGCCTCCTGCATAATTGTCGGCGTCGAGGAGCGAGCATGCGCTTCTCGTAATGATGAGAGTAGTGCGAGCTTTGCGCGGACTTTCTCTTGTGCCAGCGTGGTCCAATGCTTTCCGAGGAGCCGGTTGAGGCTTGGCGTGAGGTATCCCGGAAGACATAGAGACAGATTTGGTGTATGTTCCGTCCGGGTTACATTGGTAACCGATTTTGATGAGATAGTCATGGGTGAGGTTCATTTTTTGGTGGCAGCGTTCCAGCGTTTGATGGCTTCGGTGATGGTTTCGGGATTGGCGTTTTCATGCCAACCGAGGCAGTGGGATGCGATGTGAATGAGTTGCTGTGCGATCTCCCTCGCCTCGTTGCGTTCTTGCTCAAGTCTCGCCAGCTCCTCAGTAGAACGGAGTTCCAATCCGGACAATTTGTCCGCCAGCGCAGCCGCATCGGCCCTCGCCTCGTCGCGCTCTTTGATAAGGCGCTCGTAGTGGTTTCGCGTCATGGTCGCGATGTCTCCATCATTGCGATCCATCAACGCCTCGTCGCGCTCGCGTTCCAATCTGCAAGCCAGTTCCAGCATCTCCTCCAAATAGATGAGATTGCCGGGGTTTTCGGCCAGCAGGCGCTCATAGAGCGCATCTGTCTCCGGTGTTTTCATTTTACCAATCATTTCGTTTTCGTTTGGCTTCGATTTCCCGGCGCTCTGGCGTTGCCGCCCAGAAGCGGTCGCAGGCTTCTTTGATCTGGCGTGAGAGCAAAAACCACCAGCGGTCTTCCCGGTCGGAGCCGCAGGTCTCTGTGCCTGCGGCCCCGATGCAAACCTTGGCTCGATTAGAACGAGATTTCTTCATCGGTTGGGGTTGCGGTGCGGGCGGAGAGGATGCGCTCGTTGAGGGTCGTGAGCCGGTCAGCCGAGATCGGTTGCGCGGAGGTCATGGGGTTGAGCCATTTCACTTTGAGACGCACCTTGCCATCGTCGCCCTCCTCGGCCTCCACCGTGATCCGGCAATGCTGGCCGACGAATACGGAGTTCCCGGCATCGAGCGATTTGATGTCCCACTCCCTGCCAAAAGCCTCGTCAAGCGTCTTCGCCGTGCGTTCTGCGGCCTTCTCGGTGAGCCAGCCCTGCCAGACGATCTCCCGTCCGTGCTGGTCGCTGGCCGGATCGTCGATGAGAAGCGGAATGCGGATGAAATCCGAGCCTTTGGTTGTGGTTCCCAGCCACCCGTTGCCGGGAGCTTTTACCTTCGCCGTGTATTTGCCTTCGGCAGTCACATAGCGGTTCTGTTTGTCTGCGAGTTCGTGTGTTGTCATGTTGTTTGGTTGTTGTTGTTCGGGAGATTGGTATCAGTCAAAACTTTGTTGTTTATAGGGAGAATTGCAGTTGAGGACGGCGATCTCCTCCGGTTGATTGTTCTAAATAGCGATGAAGTTCCTCCAATCGTTCCTCTCCTCCGCGCATCCACCCCGTGCCATCGCAGGACTCCACCTTAGCTTCATGGCAAATCCAAAGCAAACGCTCGGAATTCACCCGTCCCACATGGACGCGAGGAAAATTGTTTGCCCAAGTGTGTAGGTGCTTCCACTTCCACTCGGTTGTGCCTCCTACAAAAATTACATCTGCTTCGTCCG